TGAAAATAGTTGATTGGTAGTTGGACAATTTGCGATTTAGAGAAGGAGTTAGAATACCGTAGATTTGACCATCTTCTGGGCAAGCGTTGTTTTGAAGCAATTCTTTTGCAGCGAGGATAGTGTCAGAAGTAAGAGCAACGCTATATTGACCAACAGTATTAGCAGTACCATCAACGATAGTCTTGTATACATATGCGTCAAATTCGTTTACCATGTAGGACATTCCTGTCTTCATGTAGCGATTATAGAAGTCTTCAACCGAAAGAGTATAGTCTGCATCGGAAATTGTTAGATCTTGTCCGAAAACTTGATCAACTACAAGAACAACGACACGATCTACAACAGTTGCTGCATTATATGTCATAGAATTTCTACGAACAGTATTTGCGAATGGTAGACGAACAGATACGTGGTCACCAATCTTAGATGCTGGCTTACCAATTAGGTCGCCCCAAGACCAGTCAATTTTCGAAGAAACAACCAAAGAGTTCTCGAACTGCATTAGGGTTTCTTTAGTTACTAGATCAGTATTTTTAAAAGCTGTATTTTTTCCTGCAATAGCCATTTTATATTTTCCTTACGCATAAAGCGTTTATTATTCTACGAACGAAGCATTATGTATTAGATGTTTACTTCCTCGTAGATGATAATCGCTTCAATTATATCTGAGGAATCAAAAACAGGTTTTTACGATGTCTGTCATCTAATACATATTTATACTATATTAAATTAAGTATATCCTAAACTACGCAAACGCTTATACTCTGCCATAGATACACCAGACGGAATCTTTTTATTACCATTGGCGACATTTCCGTTGGGTATATTTGGTGTTCTAATTTGTGGTGTAGCTGCTTGTGCAGGTTTCTTATACTGTGCGCGTAGTTCCCCAATCAAAGCAATTGATTCATATGGTGGGGAATCTATAAGAGACTGTAGTAAGGCTTGATCAGAAGCAATTTCCGCAATAAGATCAGCAGAATATTCATCAGTTAGCAGCTTTTGACGAATCATTGGGTGTAGTTGGTTTGCGTGATGCTCAATATACCCTACCATTTCTTTGATATCTGGATATCTTGACTCGGCTTCTGTAATCTTTCGGCCAAAATTAGTCAATAGTTCATTTGTATATCTGGCCTCTTCTTCTTTACGCTTTCTTTCTTCAAACTGTGTACCAACTCTGGTTTCCATAACTGCGGCAAGAGATTCAACCATTTCTTCTGGAGACATATTGTTAAGATTTGCTTTAATATCTTCAATACTCCCATACTTACGAACGTTTTCTTGTTTTTCCATATACTTCTGAATTTCTTTTTCTTTTTCTTGAAGTTTATATTCTAATTCGGAAGTCTTTGATTCGTATTCTTTTACTTTATGATTGACTTCCTGAAAGCGTTTATATGGAATAGATTCCGGAATCTTACGTTCTTTATACGGCTTTGGTTGTTCTTCAACTGTTTCCTGTACATCATTTTCAATTGGTTGGGATTCGATATTCTCAACCAATTCTACATTTTCAATATTTTCTTCTGACATATATTTTCCTTTATTTGTTACCCGCTCTGGATTTGCGGTACTTGATTATTTATTTTATACGAAAAATGAGGTTCTTGCTTTTAATTGTTCAAGCTGTAATTCAATCTGTTTTATCATTAGGTTTGCTTCCATTTGTTCAGAAGCAACATCTGCTTTGATATTCTCTTGTTCAATCTTAGTTTGTGAATCAAGCATAGCTTTCTGCATATCCGCTTCATTCTTTTCTTGAGATTTTTGTGCATCAAGAGCAAGTTTATTATACTCTAGCTGTTCCTTCGATTTTAGTGCTTCCTGAAGTTGAGCATTTTCCGAAGATTTTTGCTGTATAATCTGCGTCATTTGCTCAATTTTCTGCATTGCTTGTTCCATTTGCTGAGACAACATCATCATTTGAGCTTGTTTATTGCCTTGTTGAGTTGCTTTCAGAACTTGAGGAGGCATGGTTGCGCGTAATCTATCAGCAATGTCTTGGGATTCGGAAATATCAAGAGTGTTGACCAATAAATCTCCAGCAACAGGCATTAATTGTGGGTATATTCTTGCCAATTCAAGCAATTTCTCGTAGGATTCTTCCTTTTGATCGGCATAAGAAGCACCAGTGGATATAATCACATCATAATCACCTGACAAATCAAATGATTCTACTTCACCTGTTTCTTTGTTCATAGTAGAGGTCATAATAGGTACTTGTTTTGGATTATTATCTGCACCTAATATTTGCATGATGTGTGGATAGTTATACAAAGAAGGAATTAGATCTACAATAATTTTACCAACATGTTTGATAGTAGTATTTAAATGGTTTTGCCAAATAATTGTAGATACATTACCTTGAGCAATCTGTAATTGTATAGCCTTGCCAGATTGTGATGCCGGGATATCAATGAGAGGATCACGGATACCTACAGCACTACGCATATCCTGTTCAAGCGTGTTAGAGGCTTCTATAAGGCCAGAAGGAGGTGCTGGAGGGTCCATACGTTGTGGCTTTTCTTTGCCAGACTTATACAAAAGATATGGATAATGTGCTTTATTAGCATTTTCCCATTGTCCTTCATATTCACCAATTGCTTCATCAGATACTATAAATGGTGTTTTTGAAGTATTTGCTATGAAATCAATCTTTTCGGACTTGATATAGTTATACTCTTCTTGATATGTTTTGATATCTCTGATCAAGGATTTATAATGTTTTTCGCCACTTATACATACTTCGATGCCAGTCATAAATGCAAATGGAATATTGGTTCCGGTATACTCATTCATGCCTTCATCATTAAACGAAGAATCTAGAATTTCATTTCCAGATATAATATACCATGCGACAGAACCATCTTCCTGTTTTTTCCAATATTCAGCAATTTGCACACAATCTTTGGCGAACCATGAGCCTCTAGTTTCAGATACATCTTGAGTTTCTGCATTTGGGTATAATTTTCTGAATGTGGCAATAGGCAATTCTTTTACATAGAATAACCAATTGGCATCAGACAAATCGGATTCTTGAGCTTCTGGATCAGGGTATACATTTGTCGGATCTTTGATATGCTTGATAACGATTTCATTATTTCTATCAATGTCAATCTTAAGTACACCGATACCACCAGCTACAGCATCTTGTAGAGTGGCATTATACTTTGTCTCGGCATTGGATTTGGACTGGATATGCTTGATAAGACCATCTATAATCTTAGTCACTTCTTTATTGTGTTGACCATTTGAAATAGTTTTGATAGATGGAGTATTTTTTATAGATTGATTTACCACATAATTTACGAATACAGAACACTTATTGTATACTTTAGTCGTTCTATTCTCATTCTTACGTCTACGTTCTTTTTCAGAATCCCATTGACGGCCTAATAGAGCAAACTCGACATCATCTCTATAGTTTTCATGAATAGTCTGAAACATATCCTTTGATGCTTCGAAATTTTCCATGATTGAGTCAAATAATTCATCCATTTGTATTATCCTTGTATATATCCTATTTATAGAATTAAAATGCACCACCAGTTCGTTCAAATCTTGAGAAGTCAGTTTTCACTTTTTTGACAGGTTTATATACACATACGTATCTTAAAGCATCGGCCATGTGAGAATATTTGTTGTGTATAGGATCTTCGTATAAGTCAGTCTTAGTATTATGTTTTCGCTCATAGTTCATTATAGCTTGTAACAAAGGTTCATTCTTGGTCTTGTCAATCCATATATAAGGAAACAGTGTACGAACATCTTGTATACCATCTTCAATCCCTGTTCTAGGTAATACGGAAACCTTTTGAAAAAATGATTTCAGCTTTTCTTCCATAGTATTGCCAGTTTGTAATGATCTCTGGCCAGCATCATGAGGTAAAATAATATGACAGTCGGTATACCCTTTCGCTTTCAATTCGGCAACATACCAATCAATTGATACACCATTGTGCTCAAAAGATTCAAGTATATGGTATTCTTTGCCGCAGATTTGAAATACTATTACCGAAGTATTATCACCTATACCTAAGTCAAAGGCGGCGTATACATCATGCCCTGTCTGATATAATACAGATGTTATCCTATGCTCATTGTATAGCTGTGAATACTCTTTTTTGTATACCATTGCTTCGGTTGTTGCATATGTTCCCCATATACCGTTAATAAGAGCTTCTCTATCCGCTTCATTTAACATCATTAGTTTCTCCATATATTCTTCCCCGAGATAAGGATTATCAGTAAGTTTACTTTGAATATATCTTACGGAAGTTTTAGATGTTTTGCCGTTTGGCATTACATTCTCTACAATGAATTTTGTTGAAGAACCATCTGTAGGTATTCTAAAGAAATTCTGCAACCACTTGTTTTTGCCTGGATTACAGCTTGCTCTAAAGTAACACTTCAACCCATTAGGTGACCGCAAACGAGATTGACAGAACCTAACAACTTCATCGGTTTCATATAGTTGTACCTCATCTATGGCTAAAAAGGAAAATTCTTTACCAATAAGTTTTGCCTCTGCTTGTGTGATATTTTCAAAATAATCTAATCTAATTTGTGCACCGGAAGAAAATTTCCAACAAAGTTCAGAATGGTTAAATATTGCACCAGAATCTATATATGGATATATTTGTTTTGACTTGTCTATAAGATCTGTCAAGTGATTATATTGTCTACGAACAAGTAATGCTCTATAATGTGACATACCTATACGTGGGCCTGCGTTATCATTTAACCCGCACGCATCAAGTAACAAGGCAAACGACTTTCCGCCACCGACCGCATTTTGGTGCCCCCCTATCTTAAAGACAAGGGGGCCATCACGCTCCTCCGAAGAGTACAATATCTTCGGAGGCTTTTAGAAATTCAGATTGTTTCTGAGTTGGTTTGATTATCATTCCTCATCCTTTTTTGGTATAATAACTTGAGCAAGATTTCCAGTTACTTCTACTTTCTGTTCTTGAGAAATATTATACTCTCTTTGTGTACGAGAAACTATCATAAGTTTTGCTTTATTGACAGCATTTGCATAATCAATTTCTTCTTTTGTCTTTGGTATACCATCATATTGCTTGGATTGTTCAATATCATCCATAAGTTTACGCTTACGAAAAAGTCTTATACGATCCATTCGATCTCTGTCAGAATTATCCATAGCACCAAAAACATCCATGCGTATACCAATTTCTTCTCGTAAAAACTTTTCGGTAAAATCGTTAGGTATATTTCTCTCAAAAC